TACTGCGATACAGTATTCATCATCCACGGTAATGATAAAATTGTTCCACCGTTTGGAGAATATGCGTATTACGAGCAAGTAAAAGAGGCGGCGTAATATATGGCATTAAAGAATGGCAAACCTAACCCTTTAAATTATTTTGATTTGCGGCGGGTTGAGTTTGCCTCTCCTCATTTCAAATATACCACTATAGACAAGTATACTCCAAGTTTACTCAAAATTCTCAATACCTGGATTAAAAATAATTTAAATAACAGGTATTATATAGGACAGGGAATTGCATTAGATAAAAATACATTTATCTATACAACATATATCGGATTCGAAAGTGAGAAAGAACTCAGTTTCTTCACAATTGCCTGTCCGCATTTACAACAAAGATAATTACTATTGTATTTTACAAAGGAGATACCATGACTGATAACGTAGAACAAAATACAGCAGAACAAGAAGTAACTGCACAAGCCCCACAAGAAGCAAGCAACGATCTTACTATTAACGATCTAAATGCCATGAAAGTAATCATTGACATCGCTAGCTCACGTGGTGCATTTAAGCCGAACGAATATGCGGCTGTAGGACAAACATATACCAAACTAACAGCGTTTTTGGATCAGGTTGCAAAACAAGCTGAGACTGCAAAAACAGGAGCATAATTATGCAATCACTAAAACACGTAGGTAGAGTTAAAGCAACCGGTAAAAAAGTGCTAGTTGCGTATAGAACTCTACCAGGTGACGCTTACAGCGCACTAGTTATACCAACAGAAAATATGCCAGATGATATGCACAATGCTATTATCAATTGTGTAGAAAGTTCGGCAGCTCAAGAAGCTTATGAATTTGCACAGGCATTAGATCGTACACAATTCCCAGACGGTAGTCGCATGTTGCCGCATTTGCATGCCAACGGTCGTTTACAAAAAGTTAGTACTGATCAAATTGAGATGACTCCGACTGTTGGTGTATCTGTATTGCTATCAGAACTTAATCAAATCATCGCCGAGCAACGCGGTATTGCTGTTGACGGATTATGTATTGCTCCAGGTAACAACGATAAAACAGAAGTTGTAGAAGTTGCATCAGCAAGAACGATGCCCACTGAAACTGCCGATATTGGTAAGACTACATCAGCAAGTGTAAACGAAACAGCACCAGAAGTAACTTCGTTTGCTAGTCCAGAAGCTGAAGCAAAACACTATCGTAGCCAAGCTGATCGATTGGCAAAGCAAGCGGCAGAATTCCGCCGTAAAGCAGAAGAGTTGGCTCCGACTAAGAAGAAGGTTGCAGATATAGCGTGACCGAACCGGGAAAAACTCTTCCCAAAGAAGTAATTGAATGTTGGCCAGAAGTATTTGGAGAAATAAAACTCAATGTGCTACCTCTTAGGTATTTACACGCGGTTTTGATCACATTTAAAGACGGCAAAGTTTGGGAAATAAAAGTTACCGCAAAGACTAAGCGTGAAGGTTGGGAGTCTTTCGAAAAATCGCTGTCTGAATTATTTAAGACCTATGAGCAAAGAATTGACAACATAGATTTTAAACTTGATACGGAACGTGTTAAAAAAGACATCGAAAAAACAACTAAAAAATTCCTCAACGAAAGAAAACTTAAATGAAAGTAAAATTAATTAGCGTCAGTGCTCCAAGCAAAGAAATGATTGCAGAGGGCATGTACGATGTACAAGAACTAATTGCATTTTGTGCTAGGGTCAGCAATCCTAGCAATCAATTTAATACTGAAACAAGTGAAAAACTAATCAAGTATCTAGTCAAACACAAACATTGGTCTCCTTTAGAAATGGCTAGTGCTTGTTTAGAAATCACTACAACTCGAGATATTGCTCGACAAATGCTCCGACATCGCAGTTTCAGCTTTCAAGAGTTTAGTCAACGTTATGCAGATCCTACAGCAGAACTCGACGAAGCATTTGTACTACGTGAAGCACGATTCCAAGATACCAAAAATCGACAGAATAGTGTAGCGTTTGACTCCGATGATGAAGCCCAGCGATTTTTAGCAATTGAATGGGAACGTGCTCAGAAACGTGTATTGTTTTCAGTTAAACAAGAATATTCTTGGGCCATTAAAAACGGTATTGCCAAAGAACAAGCTCGTGCAGTACTGCCCGAAGGACTTACTGTAAGTCGTTTGTATATGAACGGTACATTGCGTAGTTGGGTACACTACATTGAATTAAGAGCCGGCAACGGAACTCAATTAGAACATCAAGAAATTGCTAAAGCCTGTGCTAAAGCAATTACTGAAGTGTTTCCAATGATAGATGATTTTGTTGAGCATTAAACAATACTTCTAACCAACTGTAATTATTAATCCTTGCCAATGCCGGTTTGTTGCCGGCATTCTCTTGACCGTATTGTCTGCCGGCGAGTGCGCCTGAATAGGCATAAAAGCCATATTGAGCAGTATCACTAAGTGTACACCAAGCATCTAATCGATCAGTAGTTTCCGCATCTATTTGTCCGGCAATAGTCTTACTTGCTAGTTTAGCACATTCACGGAAAGCAGATCTCCATGTTGTAAATGGGTCAGTATTAAAATTGTTAATATTAGAAATTGTATCTACAGCCCTAAATCGAGGACTAATACTAGTAGTCATGTCCGGGCTAGTTATATCTACATTAATGGTTAAGTTAGTTGGCAATAGTTTAACACCGCCATTACCGTAGACTAGCCCATTAACTGGGTTTTGACTTTTCCATACATGAACAATGTCTCGATCGTATTGCGGCAATAGCAGGCTGAAATCAAAATCATCTGCTATAACAGCATCGCCGTCTACCACCCAAAACATAGGTGTTGTTGCTAGTTTTGCGGCCTCTATATGTGCCTTATGTATACCTTTAACTCCGTGTATACGTTTAGCCCTAGGAAACCGTGTTTTTAACAAATTCCAATTTTCTTCTGCATTTGGCTCATTATAGCTGATAAAAACAATGTCGTAGGGTCGTAGCGAGCTGGTTATTTCTTCATGTTCTTTCTTGTTTATAATATATCGGAAATCGACCTCTTTTTTACTTACAGGAGATTTTTGTGTAGTAAGTAGCATTAGACCATTATACTTAACTTCTTCAATATCTTGATTTTTAAACACATGATTTTCAGTTCTGTCATAGTCATATGTACCGTCAAGAGGATCGTAATATAAATCAAAAACAGAATTATCAGTGACTTGAATTTCAGGCCATATGCACCAAAATAAAGGTGCAGTTTCTGTTTGGTGTATTTTTAGATATTCATCATAGGTACTGATATTGTATCTAGGATACCGAAATCGGCTTGCAACAGTATCGTATTCTTTTCTGTTGATTAACATCTTATAGTTGACTTCTTTTTTTGAAACTTGCTTAGATTTACTAAACAAGGTTAGTCCACTTATATAAGATTCCCTATCATTACATAAATTTTTCCAAACATGATTTTCCTGTTTGTCATAGGTATTATGATGACTAAATTGTAATTCAAAAATTGACATATCTAAAATTTCAATGTTAGGCCATATTGCCCAAAACATATCTGTAGGACATGTTTCTAAAGCAGTTAGGTAGTCATCATAGTTATTAATTCTAAACTGTTGATAGGGTGCAGGCTTTGATGCAACTAGATCTATTTCTTTTTTATTTGTAAAAAATCTATAATCTGCCTCGCGCTTGCTTAGTTTTATATTTTTAGGAAACAAGCAGATGCCATCAAAAAATTCTCCGTTACGGAATATATGATTATAATCCATATCCCATTCTGAGACTTTGTAATCAAAGTTAAAAGAATCTTCTACTATGAGATTATCCCATACTACCCAAAACATTTTTGTAAAGGATCGTTTGGAGGCTGTTTGTAAAGCTAAGTGCAAGTCAGGTTCGTTGATTCTTTTAGCTGTAAGGAATCGTGACTTTAATCGATTAAAATCACTGTCATTCTTACCTATGAAAAAGATATCATACATTTCTGCTACGAATTATTCTCGGAGTATTATTATAAACAGTTTTAAAGAAACGACTACCTGCAGGGTCTAGATTTGCAATTTCAATTTTGCATTTTTCCCTAAGCTCATTTCCGTAAAAATTAATTTGACTTGTTTTTTCTTCGTCTGAAGCATTGGCATAGTGTTCTTCCCAGTAGGTGGTTAGATATTCAAAATCTCGCACATTAGCATAATCCCAGTCTGTACAATTAGTCATTGCGGCGCCCTCTCTAGCACCTAATATACTATAAATTCCATTTTCAACATCAGCACCAACTGTACACCACACTAGTAGTCTATGATAATTTTGCCACCAGACTTTACGAACATCTTCTGTTTTTGCACCTTGATCCAAAGACATTTTTACGCCTTCACGGAAACCTGCTCTCCATGCTTGGAAGGGAGTGGCATTGGTAAAGCTCTCACTGTAATTGTCATTAAACTGATAATATCGATCATCAAAACAAAATTCAACTAGTCCCTTAGTATCAGTGGGATCTGAATTTTCGTGTGTTTTCATTTCGTTGACAAATTTACGTGTCCACATTTTTAAGCCGCCGTTACCGTACATAAGCCCATTGACATGAACCTTGCCGCACCAACTGAACACATGTTCAGGAGTCAATCCTAATTCATCTAGGTTAACTTCTACTTCAAAAAACTTTGGATCTACAATATTGTCTGCGTCAACAGTGATAAAATATTCAGTTTCACTTTTTGCGGCACAGGCTTTATGTGCGGCATCTGATCCTTTGACTCCATGAACACGTTTTGCCCAAGGTACTTTACTGCACAAATCTGCATAATTTTTTTCAGCATTGGGTTCGTCATAACTTAAAAACACAATATCTTGATCGATAACTTTTATAATATTACTCATATATAACCTTTAATCCGTAAGTTTTAAAAACTAATTTACTGCTAATAGCAATCTTGTCTAGTCTAGTCTCAATATTAGATTCAAACGGAACTGTTACGCAATCACTAGTTAATAGTTCTTCTGTTGCTATGAAAATAGTCCTAATTAAAAAATCACTATCATTTTCCAGTGTGACAAAAAATACTAACTTAGGTGCTAAAATTGCATTGTAAGTATTTTTAAAACTTCTGCTTAGACTAAAATTCCAAACACGATCTCTCAGATTCCACTCGACAACGCACTCTGCATCTGTATTGAATTCAGTAATCCACTCAAAAACTTTGTTATTAAACACATATCCAGAAAACTCATTAGTAGTTGAAAGTACTGTGGTTTTCCCAGAATCTTTATGATACCCGACTTGATAATCTTTAAATTGCCATTTACCTGTTAGAAATGGTTCTGCATCTTCAAATGCCACTTCAATTCCGTTTTCATATCTCGAAGATTTCTCATTGCCAACTGCAAGTATTTCTCCTGTTTTTTTATCATAATAGATATAATACTTATGAGGTAAATTAATCTGTGGTGCTCTTTTTGCCATCAGCTAACTCCTCTAATCTTTTGATAATTTTTTCGGTTAAGAAATTCTTTTCTACATAATGAAATAGTTTTGATTGTTTGATATTACCTACCACTAAATCACCCCTAGTAGTTAATACTGTATGGACTCCGTCCTGCCAACTTATTGTGGCCATATCCCAACCTTGTATATTTGGTTTCATGTGAGTGAATTCTAACGGACTACAAGTATCGTTAACGCTGGCATGCATGCCTGATATTTCAATAGCGATTGCCGTTGCTAAATCCATGCTCAACCAATTCTGATATTCTTCGGGTGCAAACTTTGTATAGCACCATTCCCAATTATTACAAACAAATTCTAATACTTTATAAAATTCATACGCAGGTGTTGTCTTTTTAAAATACTGTAATGCAAAATACGGACTGGTTAATTTATTTACGATAAACGCTTTTCGATGCACAGTATCTATAGTAACATCATTCTTATGATTTTTAATACGACTACAAAATCTTAAATCGTGATTACTGCAATAATGCCACCATTCAGATATATCTTCTAATAACAGCATGTCAGTATCTAGTACGATTGTTTCTTCGTAAGGTGTGACATGATAAAATTTCCAACGATTTTCAGCTTGGTATCTGTTGCCTTCTTTATACCAAGGTATAGGAATAATGTTATCAAATGCCCATACATATTCTTCAGGAACAGTATTGTTTGTGATTAAAGAGATGTTTTTTATTTCTTGTTGGCTAAATTTAATAGTCAGTGCTAATGCATAAGCCTGTTGGACATAGTCTACATCATCTGTATTTTGTGCAAGCACTAGGAAACCTTTAGACACCAATACCCCCTTCGATAAATCTAGACAAGCTAAATTTATTCATCACATGAACATCTAGTCCTGTTGTCTTGGCTAGTGTGTATTCGCCAAAATGATATTGTTTTTCAACTAGGAATTTCATTTTATCATTGCTAATATCTAATAAAATATCTTTGTCTAATACATAAGACATTGTGCCCGGAAGTTCTGTTGCAAAGCCTCCGTTGCTCTTTCCATTCATTATGTGTATGGCAATGCTAAATGCAAAATCGTTTCTAAAAGACATAGAATCTATATTGTACAGCATTCTAAAATATTGCCAATTTTCTTTAATATAACTTATTAAATCAAAAAATGCCTGACTAATTGTGTTCTTTTCGAATACAAATACCGTTGCCCAGTAAAAAGGAATACTGTAACTGTTTAGTCTGGTAAAAGGTTTTTTATCTCGCCAGCCTGCAATATCAAAGCTGTGTTGGTAAATTTGAAAATCTGCATCTCGGTCAAACGCACTTTTTAATATGCTAGAATTAATAATATAATCACTATCTAACACTAGAGTTTTATCATAAGGCGTTAGATCATATATTCTATTACGAGACAGATTTTTCCAATTAAATTTCTTTGATGCTAGTGTGCCGTCATGAAAGTCTTTTTGACTCCCGGTATCATCTTGTAGTACAATAATTTTATCAAAACAATGATTTGGACAAGACTCTTGTAGCCAATCTGGACTATCGGTTATAATACTTACTGGAACTTGCAAATACTTTCTCACTCGTTCGGCGGCAAATACAGCTAATTTAACATAGTCAATACCGCCGTTGTTAAGAGCAAAGATTACAGCACCGTGTGTCATAACTCGATGATGTCTCCAATTTTTCTCTTTGATTTGATTTCAGTAAATTTTGCCGAATACTCGTTGAGTATCTCAAAATAAATTCCCACGATCGTATCAAAAAATTCTTGTACATCAGGAATTACTACAGGAAAATTATTAGCATCAATAAATGCCACATCAGCATCATGTCCGAGATCCAATGCTGTTTTTGTAAAATTAATCAGTTCAGGCGTAATATTAAATGTGCCGCCATTCTTATAATAAACTAATTTTTGATTAAATTCTTCTAAGATTATTCTACGCTGATTTGATAAGGTAGCCATGTAATTGGCTACAGCAAACGCTTTTTCAATACGTTCGTCCATTGATATTCTCCAAGGTAATTACTACTATACAGTATAGTAATTAGCTTGTCAATCAATTAGGTGTATTATTTCCTGAGTTTATTGATCGCGATTATGATCGTGCCAAGAGCATAGCACAACGGTTGGAAAATCGCACCGTATAGTCTACCAAGCGGGTCTCGTTTTCCATTACGCATCTGAGCACGTAAATCTACACTACGATGTCGAGCCATATGTTCCATTACAGATCTAACAACAAGTTTTGGTTTACTATTACCCGACTTGAATGCGTAATCTACCAGTGGTAAGAATATAGTGTGGTAACCGACTTCGTGCGCTGGAGTTAAACGGTTTCTTGAGTAGTCTAACCATACACGGTTTCTGAACGATCCAAAACCATACGCTTCGTTCATTGCTGTGCATACCACTTTAGTTGTTGTAACTGTTAATGTTCTGGTATGTTGTGTTGCATTGAATAACAAAGTATATGTAATCGTTCCAAAATACTGAGTATAACTACCTATGAATCGTCCCTGTTCGTTACACTGGTTATCATTTCCGTATGGCCCACCGTTGATAGATATTTTAAATGTATCGTTTGCCACCGCATTACTAACAATAACGTACCATAAGTCAGTTTGTTTCAATGTGCCTGTTGGGCCCGCTACTGATTCATTGGCTGTTATGCTACCAGCATAGGTTTGTGAACCAAGTACGTTATTCGAATCTCTAGCAGTGATTCTAAACTGAAAATTACCAGCAGTAGTTACTACACCTGATAAATTACCGCTAGAATCTAAACTTGTTCCTCGTGGTAAATTACCTGAAGTACAACTGTAAGAATAAATTCCGCTGCCGCCGCTGGCACTAAACGTAG